TTAAGGCCAAGAATGGTAAGCATTGGTAATTACCAAGTAATGTTTAAAAAGATCAAGCCCAGGGCAAACCAGCAGCCTTGGTCGGCTGACGCTGTTCATCAAGCTGAGCCTGGAGAGCGGCTTCGACTTCAGCCACCTTTTCTGCGCCAAGCTGGTCTTGGAGCCAACCCACAACGACTTCAGGGGTCAGTTCGCTAAACGGAATCATTTCGTCCTCAGGACGCTCCAGACCGATGGAACCGTATGCACCAGCTGCATAGGTGTCATCTTTGGCGTCAACGGTGTAATGCACGGTGTAAACGAAGCCGTCTTCGACTTCGCGTTCCATTTGGGCGATGTTCCAAGTGAATGTGGTAGACATAAGTAAAGTGTGTATGGAGAAAAAAAAGAGCCCACCGATTGGTAGGCTCAGGTGAGAGGGTTTAGAGAGTAGGACTACGCACTCTCAAGAGCAGTCTTGATTTCCTCGGGAGAAGATGCCCCTTCAATCACATCCTGAATCAAGGCGTACTTGTCGCGGATGGCTTGGCGGGAGGCTTCAGCAGTCATGTGATCAGCGCCAGGGATTTGCTTCATGATCACCTCGTCGTAAGGCTTGAACTCCTCAGCCCGCATGGCGCGGCGCTTGTCGTGACCAATGGCTTTGGCTTTGTCTAAGTTGATGGTGATCATTGGGCTGCCTCCTTGGCGGCGAAGTAAGCGTCGGCACCGATGCCGTAGCCGTCAGGGTTGCTGAAGTCTGCTTCCCAAGCATCGCGGAAGGTGCGGTCTTCGGGGATGTCAGCCACGTCAGCCAACAGGTAAGGGACACCTGCAGGCACGTCCTTCTGAGCAACGTCCTCAATGGGAAGTTCGCCGGTGGGAATGATGACGGAGATGCCGCCGGATTCGTTTTGGAAGATGATGCGGTTCATGGTTGTCATGGGGTCACCTCAGCGGAAAATGGCGACAGTGTTTACCGGGTAATCAACATTCGTGCTATCTGCGTATCCACTATGCAGAGCTACTGACCCGGACTGCAATGCGGTAGATGTATTCTGTTTGATGTGCAAATGACCAAAAGCAGAATCGCTTACGCCTGTCGTTGCAGATCCCGCTGATGCAACTACGGAATAGTTTGCGTCCGGCATTGCGTTTGTAAAATTAACCACAAATTGCCCTATCCCATTATCCGTAATACTGCTCACGTTGCCGCTTGCACGGATGGACACGGTTGAAGTGCCGTTGAAGTTGACCCAGGCGCGAGCTGAATAAGACGGTGCCGATCCACTGGCGGTTGAAAGAGCAGCTGGAGAAGCGGCAGCCTGCCAAGTCGGCGCTGAACCCGAACCATTGCTGGTAAGAACCTGACCGCTCGATCCGTAGTTTGCACCAGCAAGACCCCATGCGCCGTTGCTGGCGAAGCGAAGGCGCTCATTGGCGGCACCATTTGTATAAAAACGCAGTGCATCTAGTGAATGTGTATATTCAATCAAACCTGCTCTTGCATCACTTGCGTCTCCAAAAGCAATGCCACTTTGGTCGGTCGAGCCAAGGCTAATGCCAGTTTTAGTGGCGCTGCTGTTGTTCCCGATGACTAAATCATCTACATCGGCATTTGCAAAGCTAGAAGACGTGCCAACTAACAGGCGCCCCGAGCTGTCGCACCTGAATCGCTCGCTACCACCAGTGTAGAAAAGTGTTGCCGCAGACTCACGGTTTTCAATAATCAAATCCGAACCAAAGAGGCTTATCTCACCTCCATCGCTCGCCGCCTCACCCGTCGTGCTATTTGTCAAACGCAATCGTGGGCTAGTTGCGTCATGTAAGACAAGGCGAGTGCCAGAATTGCCGCTAAACGAAGTAGAGCCAATCCCTAGTCCAGTTGACGTAAGGCGCATCCCAAAGACATCTGCGCTGTTGTAGGTGTAAAAGTCAAGGCTGTGAATGTTAGAACTGGCGCCTCTAAAACCTTGAATACTTGCCGACCGACCACTTGCACCGCCAAATCGAAGTATGCTTGTAGTTGCGTTATTGCCTGCATCGCTTTCAATGTAGACGGTAGAAGCCCCGCCTACTTTGGCGACATTTAGTTCGGCTTGAGGCCCACTAGTCCCCAGACCTACTCGCCCACTGGAGTCAACAAATACGCGACCAGATCCGCCGGTGGTGATTGCAAACTGGTCAGCGCCGGGGCTGTAGATGCCGGTGTTGGTGTCGCCGGTGAAAGTAACGGTTGGGGCGCCAGCAGTGCCAAGTGCGTGGCTAACGATGCCGGTTGTCGCAATCGTCTGACTGCCGAAGTCCGGGCTGATCTTGGTACCAGCAATGGCAGCAGAAGTATTAATATCAGCATTAACGATTGAGCCATCCGTGATGCTGTTTGTGTTAATTCGGGTAAGTGTCATGGGTCAATCCTTTGGTTAATGGTGGTTAGGGAGTAGGACTACTGGGCTTTAAGAGCTGCTACTTCAGCTTCCAGGGTTTCGATGCGTCCAATGGCTTCCTGTAGCGCAGCGGTCAACAAGGGGACAAGTTTGCTCTGATCGATGCCTTGGTAGACGGGGTTGCCGTCAGCATCCACTTCGTCTTTGGTGCCAGTGACAGCTTCAGGAACAACAGTCTGTGCTTCGTGAGCAATAAAGCCGTCTACCGTTCTCTCTGGCTCAGTAATGAAATTGAATTGACGCACTTCTAACTGGTTAATTCGATCAATCGCACCTACCAGAGGAACAACGTTTTCTTTTAATCGATAATCAGAAGTGGTGTTGTATGCGACGCCCGTGGTTCCGTTCTGCGTGATGGAGCCAATCAACACGTTGCTTCTGGAAAAAGCCAAGAAACCAAATCCCGCTGTGCCAGCATTATTACCAAATTGAGATGCACCAGATGAAAAAAGAGCAATACCTGGATTTGGGTATGTATCAGATGTAGTCCCGATGTAAACGGTGCCACTATTTGTAATCCTCATCCGCTCCGTCGGGCTGCTCGCTCCATCGGCGGTAGTGCTGAAGACCAGCCTGCCCGGCATGTCGTTGGCGCCAGGAGTGCCGTCTACTTCGGCTCGAATACTGGCTCCATTGGTTTCTAGATCTGTGCCGTCAGCGCCAGCAAAACGTATTTCTCCTAGAGTGTTTCCGTTGGCGACTACTGTGAAATTACCTGCAGATCCGCCCTTTGCTTTTCCTAACGCAATAATCCCGCCGGAGTCAGCCGTGCTCCAGTCAATAAAGCTTGCATGAATAGCGGCTGTTGTATCAGAGGATTGAAATTTGGCCTGCGCTGATGAACCCACGCCATACGCAGTAGACGTGCCAATTAATAGGCGTCCCGAAGCATCAATACGCATCCGTTCGCTTTCATTTAAATCAAAAGCAAGTTGCGGACTTGTGAAGTTTGTGCCGCCAATAGCTCGTATTGCTACTCTTCGCCCAGAAGTACCTGGGCGCCCCATACGTAATACTGCTTCTGGCGTTAAGGAAGTAGCGTTGTTTTCCAGGTCTAAAATATTAGATACGCCATCAGTATCTAGTTTCACGTTAAGTGTTGCACTAGGGCTAGTAGTGCCAATCCCTACGTTGCCTGAGGAGTCAATGCGGATGCGACGAACGCTGTTCGTGAAAAAATCTAGAGGGTGATTGGTTGTTGTAAGAATTCGGGCTGAATCGTTGCCGTTTGCTGCTAGCTGCAGCTCTACACCAGAGGGGTTAATAGCTTGGAAATACGTGTAGTCAGCCGTTGCGCTGCCCTCAACTCGTGCGTTTGTGCCAGAAGTTGATCCCTTTATGTGCAGCAGAGAGCTAGGGCTACTAGTCCCCAGACCTAAGCGGCCACTGGAGTCCAGGCGCATCCGCTCGCTTGTTCCAATGCCAAAGACTAGGTTGGTAGCAGATCGAGTCGTAATCGCAAAATCAGTGTTGCCGCCGCCAGAGACGGCCTGATTAGCCGTACCAATGTCGCCTACAGCAGTGCCGTTATAAAGCCACGTTGCGTATGTGCCAGTTGTCCCGTTGCAAATGAGCGACTGACTAGCTTCAAAGCGGCCTGTTCCGTTGACATGGAATGTAGAGACCGGAGATGTGCCAACACCTACCTGTCCGCTGCTGTTAATAAACAACCGCCCAGTGCCATTAGTTGAGATGGCTACTTGGTCTTCACCAGGGCTATAAAGACCTGTATTGGCATCAAAGGTCAGGCTGGGAGTTGCAGCACTGCCAGATCCAAGATCGACAGTGAGGTTGCTACCAAGCTTTGCAGTCGTTACTGCACCGTTTTGAATTTTGGCAGTACTTACAGTGTCATCACTGGGGGTACCAATGTTCACCGTAGAACCCATGGTCACGATGAAGAACGGCGAGCTAGTAGCGGGTGCCTGACTAAAGACAATATCGTTGCCGTCAATGGCAAAGCCCTCGGCAGGTTGAGCAGTGCCGCTATTGGGCTTCTGCACCACACCGTTGATACTGGCGATTAGTTGCTGGGCAAACAACGGTGGATTGCTCAGTGTGAAGCGATAAGCCGTTCCGTTAAACGATGCACTGCCACCACCTGTGCCAGCCGAACTGGACAGAGTGTTGATGAAGAAGTTGCCAATCGACTGAACCTCTTCCCAGCTGCTGGTAGTACCGTCGTAAACCAGCATTTTGCCGGTGGTAGTGTTGAAAAACAGGTCACCAGCATCCAGATCAATAGTTGGGTTAGTAGTACCAACCCGATACCGAGCAAAGAAGTCGTTAATGTCATCGCTGAGTTGGATGATGTCCTCCTCCCGAGCAATGACCTTGTGGTAGGTATAAGTGTTAAGGGTGGTTGTGGTTTGCACCTGCAAACCCATACCAACAGGCAGCGTGATGCCTTGCAGCGAGGCAGGGAAGCCACTGATGGTGACAGCCACAGCACCAGTGGTCTGTGCATTGGTGGCGACACCAGCACCGCTAATCACCAGGCCACCAGCGTCGGCAATGCTCACCACAGTCCCGGCGTTGTCGCTGGGGTCCGGGTTATCGGTCGGGAAACTGTTGCGGTTGGCAATAGCAACAAAGCCACCCAGGGCGTTCAGCAGGCCAACCGTCCAGTTGTTAACGGCACTGCTGGTCGGGATGTCGTTGGTGTTGCCGGGGGTGAGCGTTCCGCTGATGGTTTTGCCAGTCAGTTGATTTAGCTCAGAGGTTGATGTCGTCAGGCCATCCAGCTTGTTGATCTCATTGGCATCAGCAGTGACGCCATCAAGAATGTTCAACTCAGCAGTTGACGACGTGATGCCATCGAGCGTTGCCACCTCAGCAGCAGTCAGCAGCGCAAAGGCAGCAGCAGCACCGGTCTGAGCACCAGCCAGGGTTTGCAGATCAGTATCTGCCAATGCAGTATTAGGAACAGAACTAGCAGTTAGTTTAGCTCCATCAATGCCACTAGCTAGTTTGACATTAGTAATGGCGCCATCAGCCACCTTAGCAGTTGTGACGTTAGAATCAGCAATCTTTGCAGTTGTAACATTGCTGTCTGCAATCTTTGCAGTAGTGACGTTAGCATCCAGAATCTTAACAGTTGTTACATTACCGTCTGCAATCTTGGCAGTGGTAACGTTGGAATCTGCGATCTTGGCAGTGGTTACGTTTGCGTCAAGGATCTTGGCAGTGGTAACTGCGTTGTTGGCAATATCAGTAGCAACAATTGTACCGTCTGCAATCTTGGCAGAAGTAACAGCACTATCGGCAATATCAGCAGTAACAATAGTGCCATCGGCAATCTTTGCAGACGTAACAGCACTGTCTGCAATCTTTGCTGTGGTTACATTGCTATCAGCAATTTTAGCGGTGGTGACGTTACTATCAGCAATCATGGCTGTAGCAACCGTACCAGTGTCACCAGTGCTTACAAGTGTACCAGAAACATTAGGAAGGTTAATGGTACGATCTGCAGTAGGATCACCACCTAAAAGGGTGGTTTCATGAGCATCATCAGTGGTGCCTTCAAAAACAATACCTTTACCAGCAGCAAACTCAAGGTTACCAGTCATCGTGCCACCGGTGGAATCCACACGGCGAGCAACGGTTTCTTGAGTACTATACAGAATTTGATTGAAGTTATCGTTCAGATCCTGAGCACGGATAGCTGAACCGGCAAAGAAGGTAGACTGTAGATCATCAGTATTAGTATCCCGATAGATCCGAATCGCTACTCCAACTGCCGGTGCAGTCGTAAAAGAAATAGTTGTAGCGTTGGCAAGAGTGTATGCAGTTGTCAGAGTACCGTTAAGAGTTACCTTAATATCAGTCTCTTCAAGATATTCAAATGTAATTGAATAGTTCGTAGTTGAACCATTCCCGGTGTATGTATTTTGAGTTACAGCCATTTACGCTAGGTAAGAAAAGGGAATGGGTGGATTACTTGTTTTGCCATTGCAACAAGGGAACCCCACGTTGCTGATAGGCTTTATCTAAACCTTGTTCGTATTGACGACGCATCACTTCTTCACGATTGCTAAGCTGTACTTCAGCCATACGCTTAGAACGATCCAAAGCTACATCAATCTGACGATACAGGTTCATCCATTGATTAGGATCAATACGAGATCCAGCTCCTCGTTCAGTTTTAATTGAATCACGCCACACTTGAGCGTCAGTGCCTTGCATGATGCGATTCAATTCACCCTTAAAGTAACCCTGCTGACCCATCAAAGAGAATAGTTCAGACCTTTCTTTAGGAGTGTACTCAACGCCTTTGGTGCTTTTGTTAAAGCTAGGACGGGAGTCATATTCAATATCCAGCAGGAATTGACGTTCAGCTGATTGACCCTCATACACCTTCATAGGAGACACAGCATTCCATGCCCGTACAAAGAAGTTTTCAGGGTAACCAACTTTAGTACCATCAATCCAGTCATGTTTATCAGGCAGTGCACCTTTAGAATCCACAACATCCAAGAACTTGTTACGGTTACGAAGAAGCTGAGTAAACTCCATATCCAACTCACGCAGAGACGGTGCCATAAGACGCCCAAGCTCATTACGTGCACCAGATAGAGGAGCAAGGGAACTAGCAAAGGACGCAGCCCAACGGTTCAATGCAGCAGGGTTACCAGCCAGAACATCGTTCATAGGCTCGATACCAGCAAGCATAGACTTATTAGTCAGGTTACCACTAATGATAAATCCAAGTTTGTTAATGTTAGTTTCCAGGTCAGCTTCGGTAATGGAATCAAAGTTATCCATCACGTCAGCAGTCAGTGCTAAGAAGTCAGAGATAGGGCCAAGGCCATCATAACTGTACCACTTACCATCCCAACCTTTGTACGTACGAGGTTTCCAACCAAGTTCTTGACGAACACGGTTACGCTCTTTATCGTAATGACCGTTGCCACGTAGACCACCATTGAGGAACATAGCACCAGCAGTCATCATAGTGATGGTGCCAACAGCTTTACGTCCACGTACCTCAGCACGAAGGGTGCTGAATGTATCCATCATATTCTCATCCACGGGCAAGCCACGCTTAGTAAGAATAGACTCAACCTCATCAACAGTAAAGTTGCTGAGTGGTTTGTAGGCAATCTCGTTGTATTCTTTAGCAAAGATAGAGATAGGACTGTGCTTATTAGCCATATCCAGAATGTTCACACTCGTGCGTGGAAACATCAGGAAGGGTTTCATAGCAGGATACTGGTCAATAAGACGGGACAAACCATCAACAGCAGGGCTGTCCAGGTTCATAGCAATCTCACGGCTAGCATAATCAACAGCTTTATTTGTAATCATCCCGGAGGAATCAAACATCTCGTTGTATTGATCATCCAAAGCTTTTTTAATACCATCAGCATCAAGCTTCCTGCCACCATCAATGAACTTATCATAGATACGTCCACGTACTTCAGCGTTGGCAATCATAGCCCGTGCGAAACCATCCAATGCCGTCATAGCATTAGGACCAAACCGAAGCCACGGATTATTGGCCATATCGTTGAGAGCTTCAGCCTTATGGTACAGAGCCATAGGACCTTCGTTACCTCGTTGTTGAGAAGCCATAGCATACGAATGGAGAATATCCATTGTATTTTCATTCTTCTTCACAAGGTCATCACGCATGATGTACCCAACAGAAGTAGGATCTGTAGCAGCTTTACGGTACACATCAGTCATGTGTGTCAAACCTTTTTGGAAGGTATCGGCAAAGGCTGAGTATTGATACCACCCACGCTTCAGGGTTTTAACATCACCACCAACGATAGCACCACCAAGCACGGTAATAGGTTTCTCAAGCAACAGAGCTGCGTTAGCAAAACCAGCTTTCAATGGGGTAGACACAGACGTAAGAACAGAGTTGTAGATATTACTCCACATACCCTGCACAATAACGTTAGGCATCTCAGGATTGCCGTCAACAAAGAACTTAGGGAACCAGTCCCCCAGGCTTTGATCGACATACCTGTTCAGCTTAGCCATAGTATCAATGTTACCGTCAGTAAACTCCCAAGCCATTTGAAGAGGCTTAAGGTATTCAGGACGTTCCTTTGATACTTGACGCAGTGTATCAGCAGTACGCTTAGCACGGTCAATGATTTCTTGGTCAGTAGCTTTCTTGGTTTCGTTGAAGCTATCAACCATTCGTTGTACCTTATCATAATCTTTCTCATTAAGATGAGCATAGATCTGTTTAAGGCTATTCAAACCCTGACCACGCAGTTGCTTGGCTCTACCCTGTACAACAGTAAGGTATTCAATCTTATCAAGGATCTGTTCCTGAGCACGTTCAATAGCACCGGTACCATTCATAAGACGTGCACCTTCAGCAAGGTCAGAGACCTGACCAGCCAATGAAGTAGCAAGATAGCCTTGTACACGAACAGTATCAAGGTTGATGTATTCATCACGCAAGGTGCGAAGAGCTTGCAGAGAACCAGCAAAAGCAATGTCACCCTTAGTACCAACAGAAAGCCGTTCAGTACCATCAACAGTATCAGAGAACTCTTTAAAGACCTTCCTCATTTCCTCTACATCCATACGAGGATCTAGAAGAACTTTACTAAGGTTATCTCCTTCTGCAACTACATCTTTATAAGTAATGGTGGCTTCATCACCAAGCATTACTTTGTACTTACCGGCAGAGTCAAAAGCTTGCTTCAGTGCGTCATCAACTTCATCAAACGTAGCAGGATCAGAAGTCCGGAGAACATACTTAGCTGCAGGTTCAGAAAGGAAGTTACGAAGTCTACCGTACACAGTACCGTAGTTATTAGCGATACGCACTTGGTCAATACCAGCACCTACAACTCCCATGGAGTCTACACCACGTACACCTGCTTCATCAGAATCAAATACATCGTGGATACCAAGATAAGCACCCTCTTTATTGTTAGCGATACCATAATCAGCTCGTTCATCAAGGAGTTCTTCCCGACGACCAGCAGATTCAAGCACTTCATCTTCAACAGTAACCGTTCCGGTTTCCTGTTGCTTTTTGAAGTTAACCGCTTTTTCATCCAAAGGAATAAAGCTGGTAGCTTCTTTAGTCTTTTGTGTTGCACGAATCAGTTTACCTGCACCTACAAGTAGGTCGGTAAAAATACCAAGACCAACGCCTTCGTTGATGTTCTTAGCACGGATTACATCCGGGGAATCACCATCAACAGTAGCCCAATCATCAGAGATCCAACTAAAGGTTTTAGGGAACATCTTCTTCAGACTACCCTGAAGGTTATCGTCGGTCTCGTTAAGTTTATTGGTAGCATCAACAAATGCACCAGAACCCGCTGCAATACCAGCTTCACCTAACCACTTAACCAATGCACTCTTACCCATCTCCCATTTAACCTTGGCGTTAGCAGCTGAAGCAGCTCCTCCCAAACCACGGGTAATAAAGACAGTAGGGACTACAAAGGAAGAGATCTCACGAGCCGCTTGAAACAGTTCATTCTTAAACTTAGGAATCTTAGGAAGATCAGGAGTAGGAAGTACGTTGTACAAATCTACTGCCCAATCAACAGCCCCAGTAGGGACTGCTAAGGCACCCTCAGCAATATCTTGAACAAGATTAGTTGGCTCTTCTTTCTGAGGTTCTTTTTGAGTTTGTGCAGGCTGCTGCGTACCAGACGTACCAGTAGCAGTAGCAGTGGATTGCTTGGCAGCTTGTTCGGCTGCCTGCATGTTCATAACAGTTTGTTCGGACTGAGCCTTTTTTTGGAGCAATTGATTTTTAATATCATCACTCAAAGGCTCATCTTTGGCGTTAAAGTCCTCGTAAGGATTGTACATTTTTTACACTTTTGTACCATGTAAGAATTGGAACCGTCTGCCGTCAGGTAGTTCAATGATCAGATGGTCAGTACCACCTTGACCTTTAAATGACTCAACAACTTGTGCTCCATTTTTCAGCCTCACTGGCGTACCAGATGGTGCTGCATAATCCATGCCATACGAACCACGTGCTCTATGCCGTGATTCGGTGTCAGTGATTGTAGTTCCTTTAGAAAGGGACTTCCACTTACCATTGACGTTGACTTCCACAAAGTCATCAACTTCATTAGGTTTAATCTGAGATAAACCAGTGGTAGTAGTTCCCCCTTGTTGAACTCGTTTTAAATCAAGATGTGGACCCGTAGATCCATATCCAAGACTACCAATCTTATAGACAACGGAAGGACGCATGGTGTTGGGATCACGCCAAGCTTGACCGTAGCCATACTTAGCAGCAGACTTCAAGACTTTAGGAAGATAGTCCCTATTCTCTTGAGATTTACCAATACCACCTAATCCAGCGTTATAAGCTTGAATAGCACGGTTCACATCACCGCCAGTAGCAGCAATCAAACCTTTGAGATGTTTAGCTGCATAGTTAATGCTAGCTACAGGATCATCATAGTTAACACCAGGATGATACTCCGGCATGATTTGAGCAATGCCCCTAGCACCTGCACTAGATTTAGTCCGACCATAGATGACATCATCACGCCAACCAGACTCTACTTCAAGAATACCAGTAAGAATTGCAGGATCAATGCCATTGGCCGCTGCAGCCTTCTGTACGGCGTTTCCGAAGCCTTTAGGTACCACAGCAGCTTGGAAGCTTCCCATGCTGCTCAGAGCCCGTACAGCGCGGTTATATGTGGGTAGACGATTAAGCAGTGCCTGCATCTGAGTGGACATAGCAGTATTAGCTACTTCCATTGATTGAGGAGTAATCAACGGCCTCATACCTGCAGCATCACGTTGACGGTTGATAACCTCAAGACCACTGATACCAAGTTCAGATCCCCAGTATTGTGCTTCAAGTGGCATCTTCCATCCAGCTTGACCATAATTCTCTTCTATTGCAATGAGTTCTGCAGAATCAAAGATAAGACCAGGCTTCTTATTCAGTGAGGATTTACCACCACCAGCAATGGATGAGCGGATCCTGTTGAGTTTAAGGTTGATAGCAGCAGAAGTTTTAGCGTTACCAAGTGAGAAACTAGAGAATTTACCAGTCCTATCCAAAGCATAACGACCACCAGCATCAAACTCAGTCATCACTTCGGTGACTGCTTGGTTGGCTGCTTGAGTAACATTCATGCCAGCACCAACGTACTCAGATACCTTGCGGTTGAACTTAGCTTGAAGTTCACCAATCACAAGAGTAGTCATACCGCTGGTAGAACCATCAACAGAAAGCTTGACACGAGGATCAGTTTTAACGTGATTCTCGATAGCCTTCAGTTTATCTTTGAATTGACCAGACGTAGAACGTGCACCTTCCTGTGCTTTAGCAGCAGACATCCATTTGGTTTGCAAATCCCAAGGAGCCTGAGCAACACTTTCAGTAGTAAGAAGGTTTTGCTCAGCAAGCTTTTCAAAACGATCATTTAGCTCGTCCTTAGCCCGAGCATCCATACCATAGGTAGATTCAAGGGTTTTAAGATAAGAGCTTTCTTTACCGTACCGATTAAAGAACTCCTGTTGAGCACCTTTAATGTTTGCTTCAGTAGCTTCGTTGGGATTATCTTGAAAATACTTCTCAAGTACCTGCTCACCTTGTTTGGCTTGCATGTCACGATCAGCTTCATCAGCAGCAAAGTTAGCACGTGCATTAGCTGCACGTTCCTTATCAAAAAGAGCGAATTGAGTTTCCCAACGCTTACCAACGGTTTTAGTGGACTCAGGATCAACTGTGTTTTTGATTTGATTGTAAGTATCCAGGTCCAGTTTACCGGACTTGTCTAGATTACCAAGATGCTTCCAAAACTCTGACCAAGCTCCACGCATCCCAAGGTGATTACCACGAGCATCAACAGTTGCAGCCATTCTGCGAACCCATGACAACGGATCCTTATCTGTCATAAGGTCAGCGTCAGCAAGTTCCCTGGCTTTAAATGATTCGTTCTGAGCATACTCAAACCGTGCGTCACCGATCAATTCGGTGCGAGCAGCTCGCATCAAAGGGAATGCGCTTTCATTAAGAAGAGTTGTGTTGACACCTACAAGTCCGTATGTTCTGAAGAACTCAGAATTTAAAGCACGGATAGCTTGTGCGCGTCTAATTGGATCAGCACCACTATCTTTGGGAGTAAAGACAGTGCCATCTTGAAGCTTAATCTGTAGAGTATCGTTATTCTGAAGCTGCTCCTGCATCCAAGGTTTATACTCATGCCCGGCTTGACTAGCCATAGCTCGGGTAAAACCAATCTTTTCGTAGTAACCAAGCTTCTTATACATATTGGCTACTTCAAATGGTTCACCTTGAGCAAGTGAATCATTAGCAACAGTCAACGTAGCTGCATCATGTAGCTTGGCTTTATTAAGTGATTCAGTCCATTTTTGCTGCTCTTCAAATGGAGAACCAAGTTCCAAGGCTTTATTCATGCCTCGTTCAATGCCAGCCTCAGCGTACATCGTTACACCAGCTTGAACAACCTTACCAAGTGATTCAGAGAATTGAACCACCTTGGCGCTTTCTTCCAGGTTTAATCTGCTAGCCAAATCCTGAAGCCGAGCTGTTTGATCAGCAGCATCTCCAGCAGTTTTAATGTTAGAAAGTTCAACTTGTTTGTTACGCTCAAGTTGGTCGGTTTGATCAGTGAGTTGGAGTGGATTAAACCCTTGGCGTTCTATTGGACTTTGATAGCCTTGTTGTAGTTGTAGTTCTTTAGATTGTGCCATGGCTTATTAGAAAAACTTGGGTGCTCCTGCTGCATAAGCTCCAACATTGGTGCTGCTTAACTTAGAACTACCGAACGTAGTACCACCACCGCCACCACCACCTTTAAAAGGAGATCCACCGGAGAAGAAACTTGCTGCACCACCAGCCAAAGCACTGGCAATAGTTAGGCCAGCATTAGGTTGGAATGGTTTGCTGGGCATTTCTATTGGAGTAAATTGTTGCAACTCTGGGAGAATACCAAGATCTCCATAAGCACCAAAAATAGATTGAGTTGCTTGCCTACCAAGCGCCTGCTTGGTTCGACCAGCTTGGCCAACAACACCAACGAGCCTTTCAGCTTCCATGGCTGCATTACGACCAAATACACCAAGAGTTCCCATAACATCAGCGCGTTGCCTAGAACGACTTGTTCCTTCAAAAGCAGCGCGGTTATAACCAACAGCTTGAGAAAGAGCTGCTAGTTGTCCTTGCCTAGAATAAGCAGACTGAGCAAATGCTTGCCCCAATTCACGTTGAATGTCCTCACCAGCACGTGCATAGTCTTCTTGAATAAAGCCCAGGTTCTGCTGGAAACGACCTGTTTGATAACCGTAAATATCGGCAGTACGCTTATTGGCTGCCGAGATCAGCTGCATGTTCAACGCATTTTGACGCTGAACCCGACCCTTTTCAGCTTCGTACTCTTGCTGACGTTGTGCACTTGCGGAGCTAGACCCAAGCAGGGATTGGCCGATACTAAGACCAGCCATAATACTGGCGCTTATCGGTTCAAATGCCATAATTTACCTTTGCAAATTCCACGTAATAGATGTTTCTTGTGTCGCACAGAACGACGTTAATAACCTTGAAACCAATAAGTCTCAAGAACTTTCTTAGATTATTGTTCTGAATATCTACTCGGTTCCAAAGCATTGGTCCCAAAGTTTTAACAAACTCTCTAGCCCATTTGATAAATGATTTAGGGTGTTTACGGATCTCATGTGTCATGTTCATCCATATGCACCCATAATCATCAACACCAAATAACGCAGCAGGTTTGTTGTCGGGACTAATTAAAAGTAAGGGATTACCATAAAGTACAGCATTAGCTATACAAAGGACTGGATGTTTACCAGCCCTATAAAAATCTTCGATACCTTCTTCTAATAGATCCTTTGCTATCACAGGTACATCTTCTAAGGTTGCAGGTCTGACGCTGAACCCGTGGGTGGAATTGCTCATGGTTAACCTTCTCGGTAGAAACGGCTGCTGTACTTACCTTCCCATGTTATATCCAACAGACTCACCGGGAATGGAGTATCACCAATGATTCTAATAGAAGTATTACGGTTACGTTGGTAAATAGGTACAACGTGAACAGCACTAGCGGAAAGGTTAACGTTATTCAGAACGTAGGTATTTGGTAGAGTGGTAGACACTACGTTATTCCAAGTTGGAATACCTGTCAAATCAATCTCATAAGTTACAGGACCACTCAAACCTGTAGCCACATTGATACGGTGTAGAACAAGATCAGCAGTTTGATCACTACTAACAAAGTTCCCTTCATTTTTGGTGAGGAAAAACTTAGGTAGTTCCAATAACATCTGATACTGGAATCCAATAATCAGATCTCGCCCACGATAGTCACCATCAATGTCTGCATAGTAGGCACCAGTTGAACCTGCAACAGTAGGTTCCAGGACAGCACCAACTGATTCACTAGAAGTTTGATTGCTACTACCAATGTAACCACCCAATGCTACAACAACGAATGTCTTACCAGATACAATATCATACGGTAGAAACACCCTTGTCGTATCAGTGCCAGCATTATATGTTCTGTAAGGGTTGATCGACCAATAATCCAAGAACACATCAGTCTTTTCTCCAGTAGGCAGGGTCAAGAACCCCTCATCACTAGACTGTCTGAGGTTATAGGATTGAACGTCAACTTTAGAACCATTTGCAACAACTGCATAGTAAGTGCTTTGATCAAAGAATTGATCCAGCAGTGTACCAGCAACATTCCATTTATACCAAGATTGAACTCGTTTTTCATTCAGCTGCAGGAATCTATATTGATAGATTGTACTGCTACCAATTGTTCCAAGTGAAATAATAGATGCAGCTGCAGATGAAATAAAACTATCAATAGTACTTGGAATCAACTCTGGAATGTTATACGTCAGCTCTTCTGCCAAAGGCGGACTATCATTTCGTATATCAAGTAGGTTGAATACTTTGGTGTAAAGAGGTGTCTTAGCAATGAAGTTTGTAGAAATACCAGTAGATATTGCTTCAATGTTAGAATCACACTCATATGACGCCATAGTATTAATCTTAGCTGTCTTTGGACTCAGGATGTCAGAGTCAGTACTCATCAAGAACTGCTCAGTATCACCAAACAGAATCAAACCAACAGCTGTAGGCCGTACATAATTCAGAGTAACAGGTTTAGCAGTCGATGCCGAAATATCAATCGGATCGTCATCAGTAGCTACTAATGCTGTAGTATTGAAAAAGTTGAACAGGTCACCAGCTTTACTCAAGGTAACTGTTTCATTAGACAAGAAACCAAGCCTATTCCGATAAAGGAACATGTGCTTGATTTGTGATCCAACAAAACTAGGGTTAGGGTTAGTGTTAAGATCACCAATAACCCGATCATCCCATGTTACAGGTTCATAGGTAAATGATCCATCAGTCTGACGTACCAACTGGTGTGGCATAGTCAACGGATCAAACTTATAAGTAATACCAGGACCAACAGTTTCTTCCCAGGTACCTACACCATAGGTTGCTCCAGCAGCAGAAGTACTAAACTGCAGCCACATATCATCAATGTCAACGTCAGCAGAGTTAATAACTTTTACAACGTAACCATTTTTAGACTGTGAGGGCAGATAGGAAACACTTGAAATGGAATCCTGAAAAGCATACATTGCTTCTTGGGCTGGTCCACCTAATACTTGAATAGAGAACGCAGCTGTACAAGAGATGTAAATACTAGGACCAACTCTTACAGCAGTGTATGTTTTACCACCAAAAGTTTGGTTATGAATATCACCAGCAAGGTCATTGAGAATAGAATCTGTATCACTAGATGCACCTGAGTTATGTGTTGCTCGTTCTGTTCCATCAAGGTAGATTTTATAATGACCATTACCTACAACAGCAAGAACCACCAAAGCCTGGTGAGGTAGAGCAGCAGTAGTTGTTGCATCCATTGCTACTGTTTTACCTTTGTTCAAGACAAATGTAAAGTCATTAAGAGTCAGTACTTCAATGTCTGATGGATCAGCATCTTTGAGGTAAGCATTAGATGGAACAGTAGTGATAGCACAATTAGCTACTTGAGTGTTATACAAACCAAGCTTAGTTGCTTCGTCAGTAACAGCATTGTTGTAGTTAGTTTGTGCTGTGTTCATGGCAGACAGTGCTGTTGCCAATTGACCTGCAGTGTTTACAGCTGCTACATCATGTATCGCTGTAAAGACCCTGTAACCGTCTGCAGCAAGCCTTGTATGCTCTTCGGTACGTTCGGTACCAAGGCTGTATCCAGCGGGCAAGGAGGAGCTTACAGACACCACTGTGTCAGCGTTCTTTACGGTGTAGACACCTGCTGCATTTTTAATAATACCTGAGTACAGGTAAGTGTCATAAAAAGCATAAGGAGCAGTAGGAAGAGTATAGTTATACCTTACATCAAATAACTCCTCGGTGGTTGCATTCTGACCAGCAAGAACTTCAGCGTAAGTAGACTGTGCAGCATTTAGCTCAGTCAACTTAGTTAGTGTAAAAGCTACAGCAGTATTATAGTTAGCCAATGTAGTCTTTACATTAGCTATGGTACACGTTCCAGGTACACCAGTATTGGTTCCCATGTTAACAGCACGTGGGGAACCATCGACTAGACTCCAGATACGAAATATGTTATTTGCATATTGAGCAACATATTTCTCACTAGCATCCCTCAGAATCGAAAACCAACGACCAGTGGTGGTAGCGTTTGTCAACGACTCAATGTATTCACCACCGGGACGCTTTAGCATACCCAACGCAAAGTCAGGTAATGTATTCTCAGCATCTCGGACTTGACCGGGAAACTTCCTGCTATCAGGTTGTTGAGAGATACCAAGAAATAGGTTTGGGATTCTCTGGGAAAGTGTACTCATCGCATCAAAGCTTGGTAAGGTTGATAGCTTGTGTAATAGTTATGACCGTTTTTAAAGCCAAACATCGAATAGTCACCTTGGTTACATTCGTATTCCAAAGCACCAGCTCGTGTAAGGATTTCTTGTTCAGCCAGAAGCTTGTTGATTTCTTGGTCACCAATTAGTTTGGTAGCACACATCCGTGCAGACCGTGCAGTGATGTACGCTTGAATAGCAGGAGGTACATCAGTAAAATCAAAGTACCAAACCAGATCAACGTGAATAGCCTCAGTGAATTGGTAAGTGTGGTTAAGTCTGTCATACAACTTACCGCTACGACGAACCAGATCGTAATCGTTTTTATGTTTATCTACATTTGCATCCATCTGTAGAACGTTGTACGGATAAGCAATCTCATTGGTTGTTGAATCTGGAATCATTTCATAATCCAGTTCAGTATTAAAAATCCAACCTTCTGATTGTACCTGCTTGTTTATTTCACGAAGTGTGTTAAGGACAATAGATACCTCAGGATTCTGAAGATCCAAGGTGGTGACAGGAGCCTGTCCCACTGAGCTAAGTATTTGATTTACAGCATCCAGTTCGGTGGACACAGCATAAGTAGGAAAGGGCATCTCTGTTCACAAAGAATAAAAAAAAGGGGAGCCGAAGCTCCCCCAGGATTGATTGTTAAAATCAGAAAGCGGAAGGCGCAGTGCCACCCACATACAGCTCAACAGCAGCAGCGGGGTTCAGGTAGTCAGCACCCATGGCCAGACGGCCAAGGATCACATCGCCCTGGTAGATCACCGACACGTCGCCGCTGGTCACTTGCACTTGAGGACCAATGGCCTCAACCACACCAGCAGCTTCCTTCTGGAAGATCAGACCGCAGGACTTGGTACCAACTTCAGCAGCAGTACCGTAGTCATTCTGGATACCGGTGGTAGCGGGGCTAGCGTTATCCAGAGCAGGGTTCACGAAGCTACCCAGGTTGCCAGGAGCAGTTTCGCCGGTGGTACCGCCGTAAGCAGCACCGTAGTTACCCAGGAACGGAATGTTCATGGACTTGTAGATCTTGATACCGGCAATCTCGATGATGCCGTTACCGTTCTGCAGGCTATCACCTTGCACGTCACGATTCACCAGACCGTTAGAACCGATAGCTTGGATCAGAGCATAGTACTGGCGGGGGTTCAGAACACCCACACGACCATCAGAGGTTACACCCTTTTCATCCATAGCAGCAGCAGCGTCATAGAACGCAGCCACCAGAGCAGCGGAATCAAAAGCATCGGAATCGTTGGCAGAAGTACCAACACGAATCTGGGTACCACCAGGCTCAACGAAGCTGGCCTTGGTGATGGGGCTAGCAGAACGAGCACCACGAGCGATAGCACGGAAGATATAACGGTCATACTTCTCAGCGAGAGCATAACCAATCTTGCGGCTGATTTCGCTACGCAGGTCGTAGTGCGAAAGCACCTCATCCAATTCGTACACGAAAGCCGAGCTGATTAGAAGGTCATCACAGGTGATGGTCTTCTCAGCCACCGGAGGTGCACCATCGGTGTTACCAAGGATGCTATTGCCGGGGGTGTGATACTCAGCCGTGGTACGACCGGTATAGATGAACTGCAGGCTCTTGCCACCCTTGAGGGTGCGCTTCATCACCAGATCACGAGCAATCGACTCGCGCTGGAAGCCTTTGAACATTTCACCCGAAAACAGTTTCAGGTAAAGAGCACGGGCATCGCCCGCACCATTAGATTGACCAGGGCGCGTAAGCAGCGCCGGGTCAGCACTAGATTGATGAGCCATTGTTTTTTTTTTAAAGAGAGTTAATGTTTAATCGACTCTCTGAACGTTCAGAGTTATTTAGTTTTTATTGTGGTCTATCCCACCGTCTAGACGGCGAAGGGTGTCCTCGTAAGGGCCAACGCCAAGAGGAAGGGGATCCGACTTTGAGGTGTCCCCAACCTTATTAAATTAACCGATGATCGGTGCAGTCAAAGCCACAGGAGTGGTTTCAGCTGCAGCAAGATCAAGCGGGAAGTTGTGTGCATTCCGTTCGTGCATTACCTCAAAGCCAAGACCAGCTCGGTTGAGGATGTCTGCCCAGGTGTTAATGACGTTGCCTTGGTTATCAAGGAGTGATTGGTTAAAGTTAAAACCATTCAGGTTAAACGCCATAGTACTTACTCCAAGTGCAGCAAACCAAATGCCAACCACAGGCCAAGCAGCGAGGAAGAAGTGAAGACTACGGCTGTTATTAAAGGAAGCGTACTGGAAGATAAGCCTACCAAAGTAGCCGTGAGCAGCGACAATGTTATAAGTTTCTTCTTCTTGTCCAAACTTGTACCCATAGTTCTGGCTTTCCGTTTCAGTAGTTTCACGCACAAGCGAGGATGTAACAAGCGAACCATGCATTGCACTGAATAGCGACCCACCAAACACACCAGCAACACCCAACATATGGAAGGGGTGCATCAGAATGTTATGTTCGGCTTGGAACACCAGCATGTAGTTAAAGGTTCCCGAAATGCCCAAAGGCATAGCATCGGAGAACGAACCTTGACCAAACGGATAGACCAAAAATACTGCGGAAGCGGCGGCGACAGGAGCAGAATACGCGACAAAGATCCAGGGACGCATCCCTAGTCGATAGCTAAGTTCCCACTCTCGTCCCATGTAAGCATAGATGCCAATGAGGAAGTGGAAGACTGTGAGTTGAAATGGACCCCCGTTGTAGAGCCATTCATCAAGTGAATTAGCTTCCCAAATTGG